ACCAGAACATCTAGGCTAACTAGACTGACTAATCCACTCACAGCCTGAACAAGGCTGATAAGGTTAAACAAGTACTTTAACCTATCGGTTCGAGTGGTGGCTTGGTAAAGCGTCATAATACCTACTTCATTGGTTTCAAACTACCACTTACAACGCTTGGAAACGTACCTCTAGTCGTAGTTTTATTCATGGTCATAAAAGTACACTTCTTCCCAACAAACACCTTTACAGGGTCTATTTCAGCGTCTATGGTCAAACTACAACCAAAGTCTATCATTAGTCTACCTAACTTGTTAACAGGTGTGATAAAAGATGGGTAACCTGCCTTAATCTTATTATCCTTTCCAAACTCAATTACTAAGTCTGTGTATTCAAAAGGCTTTTCTCTGTACTCAACTCCTATAATAACTCCCTCATGTTTTCCTTCTTCTACTACTTTTGGTGCATTTACTTTAAATGTTTTATTCATTTTTTTCATCTCCTAATATTTGTTTTGCTTGTTCTATTGGTGCATCTATTGTTATTGTATAGTACTTCTTGTTCTCTTTCTTTGTCTTGTGTATCCATTCTTTGTAGTGCATTTCACTTAGTCTTTGGATTAAGAAATTGTATTCAATACCTAATCTCATACTTATTGCTTTAGCATATCTTAGAGGTATATCGACATTGTCCAAGTATACTAGTATTCTGGCCTCAGTTTTCTTAATCTTTTGTTTTTTCATTATTGTTATAACATAGTTGGATTACTTAAGTTTTGGGGATATAGAGTATATAGTGTATATAATGTATATACCTAACCTTTATATAAGAGTGTCCATTAATCAAGGGAACTAGTTCTAGGTATATTAATAATTTAGAATAAATAATTAGAAAACTAACACACAACATTTATTTTTAAAAAGTATACAGTAATAACAACAATATAAAAGAAAGAGCATAAAAAAAAAGAAATTAAGGGAGAGTTTCCCTAAGTTCTCTCCAATTTATTAAACTTGGGTCTACATAATCAAAGAGAAACATGTTTTTATCAATTAAACTTTCAAACATTTCTTCAACATGTTGTCTTATACCCTCTAAGTCTTCCTTACTTACAGGGTTAAAATGTATGTTAATCAACCAAGTTTCCCTGGTTGACCATCCGTTGTAGTCTTTTTTCATTTTAAACCCTCGCTGCTTTAAAATAAGATGACTCGTTAAGAGCCACCTCAGTTTGTGCAAGTCGTTTCTTTGCTTGTATGACTTGTTTGTTCCACAAAGCAGTATCTGCCATGTCCCATTTGTAAGCTAAAAACTTCTGATATACCATTTTGTATATCATGCCTACAGTAACAGGTGCAACTTTCTCAACATGTTCTGTTGCAGGTGCAGCTTTGTATGTTTCTTGTTCTTTCTTCATAGTTTCTATAATCTTTGATGCCTCTTCAACAGGCATGTCCAAGATTTCTTTGTACTTTACATCTTTACCCATCTCTTTACTTAACGCCCAAATACATTTGGTTTGTGCTTTTGTTGCCATAGTAGGCACCTCGTGGGTTGACTTCTTAGAGCCAACTTCTCGCTTTCCGGGGAGTTGGTTATAAGCAGTCAGCGCACACAGTATCCTCACAGATGCGAGAGAGATAAGAGTGAGGATAAAGCGTTTTTTGTACGGTAGAACAAAGGCGTAATTTCTAATTTAGTTAATTCTAAATTAGCAAATTACATTTTCGGATTAATTAATCATATGACTGGTAATTATAGTTTCCCCTTAATTAACCGAAAGAAAATAAATATCTAGGTTTTGGGGGTTGAATGGTTTAATGTTTTTGGATAAAGATTTAGACTAGAGGTAAATAAATCTAAATCTTACCGAAGAATTAAATAAGTATCCAAAGACTTTAACCATGAAGTTAATCTTGCCCCCTTACCTAGTCTAGAATGCCGACTTCCCCCCTACAAAAACCGAGGGATTCATGAATTAGATAGAACGATCCCTCGGAGCCATAAATTAAGAACCAATTTGTATTACACTTAGAGTTATATCACTAAATTGGGTTGTCAAAACCTGCATTCCCCTGACTAGTTGCATTAATTTTAGTACTAGGGACAGGATCAAACAACTTATTCAGTTGTTTTCTTGCCATCCTTTAGTTGTTGGACTTCTTCTTCTAGTTTTTTCAACCTTTCGCCAACTGCTTTCATGTCCAAGGTAAGGAAAGTAACTTCCTTAGCCATTGTATAGTCTACCATTTTAAGCAATAGTTGCAAACTTGATAGCTGCTCCTGCCACTTCTAAAGTAACATAGCCATTGGTTGCGGTGTCTCCTGTACCTGTATGTGTAGCCCCTGCAAAGTTTACGTTTCCAGTAGCTCCAAGGTTAAGAGTTCCTGTTCCGCAGTCAATGTTTCCATCTGTTTGGTCGTGACTAATACTTACCCATTGTGTGTTTGCAGTGTCTGGGTCTTCTGCTGAATGGATAAATAGTGTAGGGTTTGTTGGTGTAGCATGGTCAAAGTCATCTGTTGTGTATGCTGCGTCCCCAATAACTAACTGTCTTCCTTGGTCACTTCCTAAGCCCCAAACCATTTGGTCTGTAGTATTACTAAAAGATAGTTGAGTTCTTGTAGCTGTTGCTGTTCCACCACCCCATATAATTGTATTACCTGATAGGTTAAAAGCTAAGTTAGAGTAATGTCTTGCAACACCATCAAAGTAACTTATTCCATCAACTTCTAATTTTCCAGTTACAAACAAATCATTTCTTGAAGCTAATCCTTGACTTGTTGAACCAGTTCCAATAGTTACTGGTAGAGCTGAGGAAGGTCCTTTAATACGGGTAACCAATAATTCCTTTACAACAATGACGTCTTCTTTAATCAGACTCATTCTTCCACCTTAGGTTCTTCTTCTTCTTTTTCTTCTTCTTTAGCCTCAACATCAGCATCAAACTTTCCCTCTAAAAGTACGACTAGGTCATCTTTAGTCATTTTGGAAGTAAATTCCAAGCCTTTTTTGGTACAATGCTCTTTAAGTTGTGCTTTAGTCATGTCGCTATAGCTTAAGTCTTGGTTTTCTGGCTCTCCAAACTCTTTAATCAATGCTCCATCGTCTTTGTGTAGTGCATTCTCTGCAACTAGCTTATCATACATCATCTTTCTATTTTTTCTTGACATTTTATGCTCCCTCTATGTGAATTACCCAAAACTGCATGCTGTTAGCACCCATTACGGTAATATATTGGTCGTTAGCTCCAACGTATGCGGTGTCCATGAGTGCTCCCATGGCTGTAACTCCCGCAGTAGTTGTATCTTGTGGCCCGAGGATTGTTTCGTCTCCTGCTGCCATTTTATACTCCAGTTATTTTACAAATCGCATCTGGGTTTACTACTTGGATTTGTCCAACTTCGAAAGCCCTGATGGTTTTCTTTACACCGGGGTCATCAATAGTCTTAACTGTAAGGCCAACTACACTTTTCCAAGTGCAAGCTTCTTTTGCAATCACAACTTGAGCTCCGCCCTCAGTAACTGAATTACTAGATACTACAGTTAGTCCTAGTAATTTGCCTACTACACCATTCCTGGTAACTGAATCAGTGTAAAACTGTCCTGCATTTCTTACGTTAGCATTTCCCAATAGTTCTGAATAGTTTGTTGGGTGTACTAATAAGAATCCATTTTGGTTAGGGTTATAGTTGTCAATCTCAATTAAAGATTTAGCATTCAAGATGTCCTGAATAGGGTCTCTTGAAGAGATATCTGCATTGTTCCAAGTTGCGTTTGCTGCTTGGGTGTTACCTGCATCTGCTAAGATAGCTGCTGCAATTACCATATCTACGCTTTTGGTTACTGCTCTTGCAATTCTTAATAGAGTTCTTGCTATTACATCGATAGCATTGGTTCTTTCATCTTCCCAGGATACAACTCCATCCATACCATGTTTAACATTTCTACCCTGAACTTTGGTCCAGTCTGCTTCACCATAAGGGAAGTTTGCTAATCTTGGGATTCCATTAACATCCAAGTTTCCTTTTGCAGTTAAATCTGCTGCGGTTTCTTGGTAGTATGTTTCAGTCCATGCATTGGAGTTCTGAACCATACAAAGTTGTTTCATCTTATATTCTTGAAGAGCGAAGCCAGTTACAATTCTTGAAACATTTTCTGCTCTTAAATCTGCCATTCCTGTTGAGTCTCCTGCCATTTTACAAGTTCACCCTTATAGCGTGTGTTCCGCCGTTTGTACAAGTTTCCAAGACTTTTCCTAATACTGAGCCTTGTAACAAGTCTGCTGCATCTGCACCTTGAACTGTGTTTTCAGTTGCAGAGTTAGCCATCATGCTTCCTACTGCATCAGTTCCTGTGTCTGTTAGAACATCAAATACTCCGTCAGTATATACTGCGATAGTTGTTGCTCCGTCATCAGCATCTTTATCTGCTGCTGCAACGCCCACTAAAGGTGCGTTGTCGTTTGTGTTTGCAATAACTGTTCTCGGACTAGTAAGTTCCATCAAAGTACCTTTTGCAATATCTGTGCCATCTGCACAAGTAAAGGTCATTGGTCTACCGCCATTGAACAGTTCAATTATAACTGCTTCGTTTGCCATATTGTATCACCAAGTTGCATTAATGGAAATAAATATATTAATCTTTCTAAGGATGCTCGTCCCAATCCCAACACTCCCCGCAAATATCTTGCTTGTCTCTTTCAGAACCAATAAAGAATTTTCTCTCTTTATTGCATTCCTTACAGACTTTCTTTTTGAACATACTCATTGTGGGAAAAGTTGGTCATCATAACCAGTTCCTTTGAGAAGATTTCTAGCAGCTTCTACACTCTTTTCTTCTTCAGTTTTCTCTTTAGGAGAATTTCCTGCTTCTGACTTTCCACCTAACATCTCTTGAACTTTGATTTCTTCAGCTTTTTGTAGGTTTTTCGCCATTGCTTCATTTTGTTCTTTAAGCGCTTCGACAACTTTTTTCGCTTCTTCAATGGAAGAAACGGACACTTCCTCTTTTTTATTATCTTCTTTATTTTCCTCTTCCATATATACCACCTATTTACTTCTTGCATTTTTGTATTGTTTCTTTTAAGAGGTGCAACGCCTCTGTGCTTTGAGTCATTTTCTTCTCTAATCTAAACGCCATGTAAAAGAATGCCGCTATTGGAAACCCTACATTTGACACTAAAGTTACGTAGTCCATCATCTTCCTCTACTCGGAGTTGTTTTCTTTGAAGTTCCTCCAAGATTTCTAGCTAGTTCTTCTTTTTCTGTATCAGTTAGTTCTCCCCTATTAAATTCTTTTCTTATCCTTTCTCTTCTTTCGTCAGATATTCTGTTGTTTTCAAGGACATTTTGTCTGAACTCTTCGTTTATTCTTTTTCTTCGTTCATCTTGTCTCTTTTCTTCTAATCCTCTTAAGATTGGGACTTCTACTTCTCCAGATTCTAACTGTCTTCTTAGTTTTGCAACTAAGTCTGCATCTATATCTCTTTTTACTGCAGCAGCATCATAGTAATTATTTACTTGTTGTTGAACATTAGCAAAAGGTATGGCTCCTATTATTGCACTCCATCCATCAGGATTTAATAACCTATCAATTTCTGCAAGTGCTTCTTCTGCTCCTGCTAAATCTTCGTTCTTTATGGCAGTTGATACTGCAAAACCTAAAGTTTGAAGTGCTTCTTCTTTAAGAAATCCTGCAAAAGGATAGCTTCCTATAATTGGCACTAATGTTGTTGCAACTGATGAGGACAAAGCCGCTACACCTGCAACACTAGGAGCTGCTGAAGTAGTTACTATTCTTGTTACATATTTACCTGTTGTTGGATTATAACTTGTTATTGTTTGTGTTTTTGAAAAGGCTTTAGTTAAGAATTTTGTAGTTCTAGCTATGTTTACAGAATTTGTAGCAATTCCTTTTTGTACAGAATTTTTAACAAGTTTTCCAGTTCCTGCAGCAGCTATAGTCTTCGATGCAGTAGTTGCAGCAGCAACTCCACCACCTGCAGGAAGTATAAATCCAGTAGCTAGAGTTCCAACACCTATTGCAATTCCTGAAGTTCTTGCAACATCTCTTCCAAAGTTCTCTGGGACTTCAGTTTCTCTTTGTATTTGTTGGGAAATTAAATCTTGGTTAACTAATTCTTGATTTAATGCATTTGGGTCTACTATTGGTTGTTCCGTATCCTCAGCAGGCACAGGCGTAGAAGTAGCGCTGTCCAAAGAGGGTTTTTCCGCCTGAATAGGTGTAGCCTGCTGAGTTTGAGTGGGAAATCTTTTTGCATCTGCTCTTCTAGCTTTTGAAGTAAAATCTTTTTCTTTTTGAGTAGCTTCTCTTATCTGTCCTTGTTTAGCTAAACCTTGGAATCCTTTTCTTCCTGCTAATTCTTTAGCACCTGCAACTGCAGCTTGCCTTTGTTCTGAGCTTTTTCCTGAGATTTCTCTTCTTCCCTCTGCTCTTGCAGCAGGATTCTTGGAAGCTAATTTTTCTTTAGATGATAATCCACCACTTGGTCTTTTCTTTCTTTTTTTGGTTGTTCCTACCATTATTGGACCCCCACATTAGTGACTGCAGTATCCTCTGGGGTATTGGCCTGCATAGTTTCACTTTTTCCTTGGTCTGATAAGAGTTCGTTCTGTAAGGTAGCAGGGAACTCCAACTCAATCTCTAAGTTCAGTTGAGCTAAAACTTGTTCTTCAAGGTATAATTGTTCTTCTTCAATCGTTTGTTCGAAAGCTAAATAGCTTATCTTTGCTGATGCTTCAGTAATTTCTTCACTTCCACCTACAATAATCTGTGGAACGCCTGCGGCTTGGAAGAAGTAATTATTAAGTTGTGCTATCCATGGCAACGGATTAAGCGTCGCGTTCGGGGCAACTGCTAAAACGGAAGCAGTAACAACCCCTTTAGGAACATATAGGTTCTCTCCTTGCGTCGATGCTTTATCGGCTTTAACTTTGTAGGCAGCAACTTCAGTAGGGTCATCAGTATCAAGTTCGTGCATCATTATTGGGAAAACATTACGGTGAAGTAGCTTTTTGTAATCTGCCATGGCTTCATTACGCATCAATATAATATCGGTAACTGCGTCAATCATGCTTTCGCCGTGGATTTCGTCTGCAGTACGGTTTCTGCTAAGATGAAATATCTTTTCTGGAGTCCATGATTTAGG